GCTTCCCTGACCCGGTGCCGCCGTCTGGCCGCTTCCATGGTCCGGTGCTGTTTGGCCGCTTCCCTGGCCCGGTGCCGCCGTCTGGCCGCTTCCATGGCCTGTCCCGCCTGTCTGGCCGCTATTTGACGGTGCCAGCGTTTCCGGTGTCACCCTGGAGGGCTTCTCATCTCCGTTCTCCGGTGACGGGGCCGTAGTGGGATATACCTTTCCCGATGCCTCCTCAATCACATAATCAGGCTCGTCCGCAGCGGACCAGCCCTTTCCGGAAGGATTTTCTGTTCCGCCCTTACCTGCAAACGCCATCAGGCCGTCCTTTATATTTCCTTCCGGCACCACGGACGCAATTACGCTTTCCATCTGGTGCATTTTCTGATAATTATTGAACATGGCCACGCCGCCTGCCAGTACCGTCACAGCCAGGACGCTGCACAGGCCCGACAAAACTCCCACCGTACTCCGGTGGCGTCCTGCCTCCACCCTTCGCTCGTCCATTTTCTGCTTAAAGTTCTGGATGACCTTATCATCCACTCCTGTTTCTGCCCTTGGCACATCCTTGCGCAGTATCATGTAATCCTGCATCATCTGGTTGCGCTCATAATATATGCTGTATCCTCTCAATTTGTAAAATCCATCTGAGGATGTTATGTAAACAGCTTCCTCGCCCTCCAGACCGCAGTTCAGATACATGAGCTGGTTCTTTCCCGTAAAATACTGGCTGTGCTGTTTCCAATAAGTCAGAGGGCTTAAGGTACAGCCGGGTCCTGCGCAGAGGAACCATCCCTGGACCGTGCGCTTGGGAAACATCTGCTCCACATCCTGGTAGGCCTTTTTCCAGGCATCCTCAGTGAAGGCCACCTTTCCGCCTTCCTCGGTGACTGAATCCATTTCCAGGGCTCCATCCACAAAAACAAAGGGTATGTCCTCATGGGTCTCCCTGCTTCCCAAAAGCAGACCCACACGCAAATCAGCCCCCTTTGCCGGCTGGAGGCGTTTTAAATAAGTATTTACATAATCTTCCAGATATAATTTTAAAACCTGGTCCCTCTCACCTATCTGCCGGAAATTCTTCGGCAGCTTAGGGAAGGGTTCATATAATTCTCCCATAGAATCACCCCGCTGTTTTTAATCCAAACAAGCATAGCAGATTCCCGGCGCAGAATTTGTCATATTATGGCAGCATTTTCCCATAATCGTTCGACAAGCTCCCAGGATTTTCTTCAACCTATTTTTCGTATTTTGAGCTTGATTAGGTATGATTTTTATTGATTTTAGTCTTAATTATTTTGTCTATTAAAAATTCTAGTATCATTTGAGTATCAAAACAGGCGGGCACCGAAATGGTTCCGCCTGTTAAGCTGGTAGCTCTGCACTACAAAGATATTTTTTTAGGGCTTCATGGTATCAGTTACTTTTCTATTGACATCTCCCCATTTGTATTGGACCCAATTAAGAGTAGTAACAACCGCTCGAGCCACCTTCTCGTCAACTTCATCATGCTCGCCTATTTCTTTCATACATATATTGACAAACTTGTCCTCGTCTATTGGATATGCCATATAATTTTCTCCTTAGTATTAAGGTAGATTCACCTATAAAAATATTAAAGATTTGCGTGCATCCATATCCATTACACCTCTAACAAACACCATAGCTGTGCCCTCCTTTTAAAATAAATATTTATGTCTTTGATTGGAGAACGCAGCCACTTAATTTTTCCTTCGCCTTGCTCGGAATTCCGAGCACTTATTGAATTTTATAGGCAATCAGTCTCAAGAAGGTCGTATAATTTCACCTTCAAGCCTCTTGCCAGCAGTTCCAGAGTGTCCACCCGTGGCATGGCCCCTTTCCTTATTTCATGCACCGTAGACGGGGACAACCCTGTCATGATGCTGACCTGACGTTCTGTCAATTTTCTCTTTTGCATGAGTTCGTCAAGCAGTATCTTCATAAATACGAATATACCACTTTATATAAGAAATACCACTGGAAACATATACCAGTTGTGGAAATCAAATACAATGATATAATAAATTTAAAGGAGCTGATACATATGAAGGTAATACCAGAAATGCATTTTGGATGTCTGACCACTAGGTGGAGTTGGAAAAACCACACATGCCGGAGGGTATGGAAATGTACTTGTGAGTGTGGGGGATACTGTTATGTCAAGGAGGATGCGCTTATTGATGGAATTGTAAAAAACTGTGGGGCAGAATGTCACCGGGAGGTGAGGCGCAAATGATTGACTTTTCGCCCTTCTGGGAAACGTTAAAGAAGTCCAAAGAAAACCGATATAGCCTTGTTACAAAACATCATATATCCAGCAGCACTTTATACCGGTTAAAGCATAACAAGGCCATATCAACCAAAACATTGGATTGTTTATGTGACATTCTGAACTGTGACATTTCAGATATAATGACACGTCGTTCCGTATAAGCGAAGTAAAAGCACAATATATTAAGGCGGGCCCGGTCATTCCGGTACCCGCCTTTTACATATAGTCATATGGTGTTTTTCTTCTGCTCACTGCTGCCTTTCTTGGTGTAGCGGCTTCCGCTTCTTCTCTTGTACTGTACAGCCGACCCTCCGGCAACCTAATGCCCTTTCCACTCCCATACTGTATGACGTACTTTCCACCAGCACAAGAGCGAACAGTGCCCTCCAGCACATGGATGTTACTCTCCAAGAAATAACAGGTGTCTCCTATCTTGTACATACCCATACCTCCTACTAAAAATATAATAACATTTTTTCAATTTATTATCAATTCCTCTTGCATTTCCACGCATTGCGTGGTATAATCTATATATAAAATAAAGGACGGGGGAACAGAAAAATGATGAAAAGAGCAGAGAACACAAGAGAAAAGAGAAGCGAATTACACGGATACAATATCATGGTGGACCGCACTGATTTCCATAAGATTATCGCTTTCAAATTTACACAAGAAATGACCGGAACCGAGAAACAGGTAGCATACGCAAGAGATATACTTGCTCAAAAGGTTTTCAAAACAGACGAAATGGCCGGAATGATGATGTCAAATGGGAAAATGGATGCGCAGAGTTACACGGCTGGTATTGAGAGTCTTATTGACCAATTGAGTAAAATGACGGACGCAAAATATATTATTGAACATGTCAAGTAGGAGGACGCGATGAACAGAATTAAAGAATACCGCATGAAAGCACGAATGACACAATCTGATTTATCTGCTTATCTGGAAATACCTACCAGGACTATTGAGGACTGGGAAGCCGGGAAACGGAATCCAGCTCCTTGGGCGGAAGAATTAATTATCAGGCAGTTAGAAGAGCTTATCCATCCCTGTCTGATGAAAAAACTTTTAAATAGGTTTTCAGACTTGGCCTACGAAAAACTGTTGCCTGATAACTACAATGTTTTTTTAGATCCTCGCGTCTTTTCGCATGATGATTATTTCAAATTTATTCATGATGAAATGGGTAAGTTAGGCATTGAGGATAGCGATTATGAGTACTGTCCGAAAAGCATTGACCAGAAGTTTTTTGAAAATGTAAAATACGGTAAAGAGATACATAAAATGGTGCTTTAAGGGATGTGTTGTCTTGTTAGATACTTGTATCATATGTGGTAGAAATAAACCGAAAAGAAACAAATACTTTTGTTGTAAGTCCTGTGAGGCGGAATACAAACAACATTATCGTAGCTGCCCAATTTGTGGCAAATCTTTCAAGGTCCCTCCAACCAATGATAATGTGTGCTGTTCCCCTGCTTGTTCTTCTGCTCACCGTAGGCAGCTGCATAAGACTGGGATATACGCCGAATCCATCCAGCGCTGGCAGAAATGCAAAGAACAGTTTCAAGCGGAGCACACCGGCGAAGCACATACAAATGCAAAGCATTGGGTCATTCAAGCTCCCGACGGACAAGTATATGAATGTCAGAACCTCATGCATTTTATAAAAAGTAATCCTGGCTTGTTTGATGGCACACCCCGCCAAGCATTTGACGGTTTTGTTAAAATCAAAGCCACAGCGCTGGGCAAACGTCCAAAAGCACCATCACATTCATGGAAGGGATGGACATTACTAGAATGGGAGTAATTAACGGCGAGGAATAATCCCCGCCGTTTTTATGGTCTTACCACGTAAACACGTACCGTCGATTTACCATGTCGTACTCTTCTTCAATCCGCAGCGCTCCCCTGGCATCCGTAATCATGCACTTTCCCTCGTCGGCGCCCTTGACCGGACAGAGCAGGAAGGCCTCACCGGCAGGGTCCACCTGGTAGCCGGTCAGCATGTAGCCCTCGCTGTCAAACAGGTACCATCCCCATGTCCTCCGCTCCATCTCCTGGAGCCAGTACCAGCCGTTGGCCGCATAGCTGCCATCTGCAAACTGATACCACCAGCGCTGCCCGTCTGCGGCCGGCTGGAAGCCCTGGGTGTATGTCACCGGGACCGGCGTGTAGTCGATGTCGCAGAGCTTCAATGCCTTCTGCCAGGGCGTGGCCGTCACGCGGCTCTTGATGGTTCCATAGTTGATGCCCTTGGCCTCGATGCAATATCCATCGCCTATGTACACCCCGATGTGTCCAGGCTTCCAGAGCGCCCATCCGACCATGGTCTCATTGAGATGGTCGATGCCCACCCGCTCCACGGCGGTATCATGGTAGTTGTAGCTGCCGCGCAGGATGCCGGTGTACCAGCTGATGAGGCCACTACAGTCCGTACAACGCTGGCCTATGTACTTGGCCGCCTTGGCCTTGTAAGTAGATGTGTATGTGCCTGGGTTCTCCCGGGCGAGCCTGTCCAGTATGGCTTGGGTAAGGACCTCACCCTTGGCGCCGTAGACGTAGGGTGTGCCCAGTTTGTCCTCGCAGTGCTGAATTAATCCTGTTGCTGTTTTACTCATAGTGTTTTCCTCCAATCAAAAAAATAAGGCCCAGGGGCATCCCTGAGCCATGAAAAGTTGCGATATCGCAACTACTCTATTTTCTGTGATTTGCCCTTTAACACTTCAATGGCATTCACTATCACATCGGATTTCACTATCCCCATGAGTCCTGCGTTCTCCACAATAGACAGCGACTCATTCGCGATAAATCCATATGTGGCTGCCAGCATGATATAATCCACGCCCAACGCCACATCAAGCTGATGGGCTACCGCCAGAAGGCACACCATCATAAATTTTTTGCACAACCCTTTAAGCATGGCGTTTGAACTGGCAGCACCGCTCTCTGATTTTGGTGACTTTTTAAATACCACAGCCACCAGGAATCCCGCCATCAGGTCCAGTCCCATAAGTATGAGCACGATGCTCAATGTCGGGGTCCAGCCACCAAAAAGCTTTACTCCCGCCGCTGCGGCCATACCTGCAATGGCACATATAATATCTTTCTTCATTTTCATATACCTCTCCTTTTCCTTATTCTACGGCATACACTTTGCCAGTAATTTCCTTGTAATCCTCCGGTGACAGTTTACCCGCGGCCACCAGGGCCTTAAGCCGGTCAATGTCCCACAACCTTGGGTAATACTTTATCGCTAATGCTTTCACATCCATGGTATCACCTCCTATAAGTCTGTCCCGGTCATCACAGCCAGGAAATCAATGTCAGCCGTGTTATGCTCCACCGCGGCCTCTACACCCGGCTGAGATAGCGTTAGGAACGCCACACGGCCATATTCAGACTCGGCTGTGACGGCACCGTCATCCCCGTATTGCTCCGGTGTAATCAGGTAATGGTCGTCAATACTTTTTGGGTTATCCAGCACCGTATAACCATCATACACGGCCAGGGTGCTGCCGTCCTCATTGACAGTCATAATCTGCTCCGTGGCTGCCGCATCCGTAAACACGGCCACGATATCCTCCAGCGGCTCCGCTGTCTGAAAGATAAGCCTCAGCGTACTGGGCGTGGAGGATGTGCCGCCGATGACCAGAGGGTACTCCTTGCCGTTTTTCAGTAAGATTTTTTCATTCATATATTTGTTCCTTTCTGCCCTTCCGGGCAATAAAATAAGCCCCTGGTTTAGGGACCTGATTTGCAGGTTACGATTCATTTTTTTTTCATCACATATAGCAATTTAGAAAATTTGAACCTTGATTGGAAACTGATAGGAACTGTTACCGGACAGTCTCCAATAACGCTACCTGAACAGTTTGAACAACTGCTAATTAAGATGGAGCATA